ATTTTTGATTTTAACAAAGAAAATCCGCCACTGGATTGTCGGTGATAAAACTATTTCAGAAAAGAAACAATTTATTTTCCGTGAGGATACTCCTGCTGAAATTTTAAAACTTTATCAAGATATAAAACCAAAACTTGAATTTGCTTATTAACAATAAAAAGCACTTAGAGAAATCTAAGTGCTTTTTTCGTGCTCAGAAATGAGCGAGAAATGAAATATCAAAAAATAATTTAACCGTATGGAATCCCGTACGGTTTTTTTATTGTCCAAGCATTGAAGACTTAAAAAGCTATGGAAATTACAGTCGGGGACGACTTTAAAAATAGGAGGTTCGAAATGAACGAAGAAACACAAACAGTCGAAACGGTTGAAGAACAAAAGGTACCTGCAGAACCTACACCACAACCGCAAGACGAAAAGAAGTACACGGACGCAGATGTCGATGCTATCATCGATAAGAAATTTGCTAAGTGGAAATCAGAGCAGGAAGCTAAGGAGAACGAAGCGAAAAAACTACGTGAGATGAACGAAAATCAGAAAGCTGAGTATGAGCGTAAGAAACAAGCTGATTACATTGCTGAACTGGAAGCTAAAATCAACCGTAGCGGACTAGAGCGAGAAGCTTCTAAAATGCTTTCTGAGGGCGGTATTGCAGTTGATGATAAAATCCTAGGCTTAGTTGTCAAAGATACCGCAGAGAGCACGCAAGAGGCTGTAGAAAGCTTTGTAGCGTTAGTGAATGAACTTGCTGATAAAAAGGTTAGCGAGAAACTAAAAGGTAAGACACCTAAGAAGATGGAAGACACTTCGGCTGGTGAGATTACCAAAGAACAATTCAACAAAATGGGATATCAGAGCAGAAATGAATTACTGCAAAACAATCCCGAACTATATCATAAATTGAAAGGATGATTAATAAATGACACAAACTAAAATTGCACAAATGGTAAACCCAGAGGTGCTAGCTGATATGGTTTCAGCTAAGTTACCAAAAATGATTAAATTTACACCTTTAGCTTACGTTGAGCGTGAGTTAGTAGGACAACCTGGAAACACAGTAACAGTAGCTAAATGGGTATATTCTGGAGATGCTAAAGACATCACTGAGGGTGAAGCAATCGTCCCAGACCAATTAACTACTGACAAGTCTACAATGACAATCAAGAAAGCTGGTAAAGGTGTCGAAGTAACAGACGAGGCTTTATTATCTGGTTACGGAGACCCATTAGGTCAAGCAGCACACCAAATCGCTTTAGCTATCGCAAACAAAGTTGACAACGACTTAGCTACTGAGGCTGCAAAAGCTACTCAATATGTCGATGATGCACCTACAACAGGAGATGCACTTGATAAAGCCTTAGCAGTATTCTCAGATGAAGAAGATGCACATTATGTTGCAGTTATCAATCCAGAAGATGCGATCGCATTACGCAGTAACACAGTAAAAGAGTGGTTACGTGGTTCAGAAATCGGTGCAAATACCGTTGTTTCTGGAACTTTTGGTGAAACGCACGGTGTTCAAATCGTACGCTCTAAGAAAGTTACTAAAGGAAAAGGTTTCTTGGTTAAAATTTCAGCAGTTGAAACAGATACAGACGATGTTGCTAAATATGGTGCGTTCGTTATTAACTTAAAACGTGACGTGGCTATCGAAACAGACCGTGACATTTTAAAGAAAACAACTGTTATTACTGGCGATGAGCACTACGGTGTTTACTTATACGATCCAACAAAAGTTGTAAAATTCGGAGGTGCTTAATGGGAATGTTGTTAAGACGACATTACCCACAAAAGCCTGTTGAAACGGAAGTTGTTAATGAAACGGAAGTTGTTACTTATAACGATTTAACAGTTAAAGAGTTAAGAGATATCGCAAAAGAGCGCGAAATCGAAGGTTATTCAACATTAAGCAAAGAGGAACTTATCGCAGTATTGGAGGGATAGCATGGAAAATATCACTCAAGCAAAAATATTGCTAGGGATTGAAGACAATCTCCAAGATAAGTTACTAACAACAATAGCGACGTTAACAACCGCTAACTTTTTAGCTTACGCAGGCGTGGATGATGTCCCAGAAGGCCTTGAGTATATTATTACCGAGGTCATTATTAAACGGTTTAACAGAATTGGTGCTGAGGGAATGAGTAGTCAATCCCTCGAAGGCACCTCTATGAGGTTTGATTCCGATGATTTCAAAGAATATGACAGCGTGATTAAGCGAGTTTGCTCGAAAACATTCAATGCGGGGTTTAAGATGCTATGAGATATAACGAAAGAGTGGAAATTATCACTAATCAACAAGAAGAGTACAATCCAGAAACGGGCGAATATACTTCTAATGAAGGCGAAAGATTGATTGTCCCAGCCCACGTTATGGACTTGGGCGTTGATAAACAAGTCGCAGTTTTCGGAGAGTATAAACGTGGTTCAAAAGTGGTTTATTTCCAAAACACACCTAAAATCTCATTTACTTATCTAAACTATCGAAATGACCGCTATAAATGCAGAGCAGATAAACAGTCTGGAAGAGTATTCTATTTAGAAAAGGATAATTCTATTGGCTGATGTACGTTTTGAATTAAAAGGACTTGAAAAACTACAAAAGAAACTTCAAAAGGTCTCTAAAATGGAAGAGATTGAGCGTATCGTTGAGAAACATGGTACGGAAATGCAGAGAAAAGCAATTATCAACGCATCCAAGTTTAGAGGGCATTATGAAGGAAGAGGCAAAAATAAACATTTCGTCAAGCCTACAGGGGCGACAAAACGTTCTATTTCTGTCAATAGTAGTAAGGTCGGTAGGTTCAAATATAAAGTGGCACCAGGCACTAGTTATGCTGCATACGTTGAATTAGGAACTCGCAAAATGAGCGCACAACCGTTTATCAAGCCAGCTTTTGACGAACAGAAGAAACTATTTAAAGACGATTTGGAGAGGTTGGTTAAATGAAATCAAGGGAGCAAGCAGTTTTTGACAGCGTATTTAAACGTTGTCTTTTTTTGGGTTATAAAACATACGATTACAAACCAGACGACGATGTTCCTTATCCGTTCGTGGAGTTTGAAGATACGACGTCAATACTCGTTCCAAACAAAACGGACGTGAAAGGTACAGTCGAACTGGTCTTATCGGTGTGGAGTACCCGTAAAAAACGTAAACAAGTATCGGATATGTGTTCGAGTATCCTAGCAGAATCGATGAAGATTGTTGAGGCGGACGGCTATTATGTAGCCTTGAATGTTTCACAATCTACAATATCGATTTTCGATGATAACACGACAATCGAACCGCTAAAACGTGGTCGTGTTCGCTTAGTATTTACAATTTTATAAGGAAAGAGGTTAAAATATGCCAATTGCAAAAAAAGGGATTGATAGTATCCTATTATTTCGCTTGCTAAGCGAAGCAAGCAAAGCGGACGGTGCTAAACTAGCATTCCAAACTGAACACTCAACAGAAAAGAGCCGTGACGCTAACTCAGTCAAAACGAAAGACGGTGTTCTTCAATCAGTCGGTGGTATTGAGGTTTCAATCACTGCTACAACGATCATGGCAGAAGACGATGAGCTTGTTGCAAAATTAGAAACTGCTATGGATAAAGGCGAACTCGTTGAAGTTTGGGAAATTGAGAAAAATGCTAAAAAACAAGGTAACAAATACGAGTCAGTATATTACCAAGGTTATTTAACATCATTCAAGAAAACTAAAAACGCAGAAGACCTAATCGAGTTAGAACTTGAATTTGCGGTCAATGGAACTGGTGTTAAAGGTTATGCAACTCTAAACACTAGTCAAGCAGAAGTGGTTCAATATGAATTCGCTGATACAACAAAAGGAACAGCAAGCCCAGCTAGTCCTGTAGCTGGTGTACCTGGTATCGGTGGTTAGAAATTAAGAGAGGTTTACGCCTCTCTTTTTTATTGTATTTATTAAGAAAAAGGAGAAACGACAATGCAATTAACAATTAATGAAAAAACTTACAACGTAAAATTTGGCGTGAAATTCGTTCGTGCGCTCGATAAAGCTTATCCAATCGAACAACAAGGCTTGAAATTCGGAATGGCACTATCTGCTAAAATCCCAGAATTATATGCTAAAAATATCGCATCATTGGCTGATATTATCTACTATGGAACAGTTACAGAAAGCCCTCGCCCTTCATTATCTGATGTTGAAACATACGTTGAAGAGTGCGAAGATCTAGAAAAATTATTCGATGATGTAATTCAAGAATTAAGTGAGTCAAACGCAGGAAAGTCTTTGATGTCGGAGATGGACCAAAATCTCAAGAAGAAATAATTGAGAAATCATCTCTTGAGACGTTCGAGGAAATCATTATTAATTGCGTCCGATTTTTAAATATAACAGACATGAACGAGATAGGACGTATGACAATGTACGAATACGACTTGTTGATGACTGGTGTATTGTTGAGAAAGCAGGATGAAGACGAACTCTTACACCGCTCTGCTTGGTTAACCAGACAAGTGGAGGCTACAAAATCGGACGGTAAAACTCCTTTGTATAAGAAGTACAGTGATTTTTACAAGAAAAAAGATACGAAACAAAAGTATCAACTCTCAGACAAAGAGAAAGAACTCTTACTGAGAGCTAACACGTAATGAAAGGAGGTATATAATGGCAGAAACTTATTCAGTCGAGGCGGTATTAACCGCAGTCGATAAGGGAATGAGTTCTACTTTGAACGGGCTACAAAAAGCAATCAACGGACTTCAGAAGACCTCATCCGCATTTGATAATATTTCAAATAAGAGCAGTTCGATGTTTAAGTCAATGCTTGGCGCCAACCTTGTTAGTTCAGCAATTACATCGGCTTTCGGTAGTGTAAAAAACACACTTGGCGAAATGGTCGGAGAGTTGAATAGCTCAAAAAAGGCGTGGGATACGTTTGACGGAAACCTCAGCAAGCTAGGTTGGGGAAAAGACCAAATCAACGAGGCAAAAGAGGCGATGCAGGACTATGCAACGAAAACTATCTACTCAGCCTCAGACATGGCTAGTACGTTCTCTCAAATGGCCGCAATCGGTCGAAACGATAGCAACGAGCTTGTAAAAGCTATGGGTGGTCTTGCTGCATCCGCAGAGAATCCTAAACAAGCCATGACGTCCTTATCTCAACAAATGGTTCAAGCCTTAGCTAAGCCAAAAATTTCATGGCAGGACTTCCGTGTAATGATGGAACAAGCGCCAGCTGGGATGAGTGCGGTCGCAAAAGAAATGGGCTTGTCATTGAATGAATTGATCACAAAAATTCAAGCAGGACAGGTTAAAACCGACGACTTTGCAGAGGCGTTTAAGCGAGCAGGTATGACGATGCAGGACATGGCAACCAGCTATAAAACGATTGACCAAGCTTTGGACGGATTGAAAGAAACACTTTCAAACAAACTCAAGCCAG